ATATTTAATTTACCTTTTTTAAATTCACGCATTACTTTACTGACTTTGTTTTGTTTTTTATCAGTTGTTTTAGATAGTTTTGATCTGTTAATAGCCATTAAAATAAAGGTCCCCCCTCTAAAATATAACGAATTCCAAACCCTAAATCATACTCAGGTAACTGTGTAATTTTATCTATCGTAGCCCTTTGTTGTTCTGTCATGGAATTATACAAAGCTGTGAGGTCTTGTTGGATTTGTTCTGGATCTTGTTGAGGTAATCCAGAGTCATCAGTTGGTGGTTGTTCTGCAGGCACAGCTTCTGTTTCTGCCCCGCCTCTATCTGGTGCTTGTGTTGAGACGGCAGGACCTGAGTAAGTAGCTCCAAATTGATCAGCAACAGCTTGTGCCGCATCAGCGTCAACAGTATAACCTTTTACGTTATCCGCTGGACTATAAAGAGCATTATAAAAAGCTCTTTCAAAAGCCACTCTATCTTGTTCGTTATCTAAACCATAATTATCAGTGTCAAACCCTAGGTGTGTGCTCACTCCCAAACCGCCAAGATAACCTGTTCCTATAGTTTCACCTTGTTCATTAAAGCTAGGGCGAAAATTAAGCATACTTAATCCTATTGCAGTTGGACCAATATTAGGCAGACTAAGAGTCGTGTATTGACCGACAGGAGTTTGAAGAGCGCTTTCCATAGTGCCTATTGGATCTGTAACCGCTCCATAAACAGCTGATGGTATACCAGCTATTGTCTCACCTAAATTTGCAAAATCTTGTGCTATCGCCTCACCAAGACTTAAACCTAAACCTTTTGACGTATCATCAGCATCATCATCCGTTGCTTGAGCAAAAGCTAAAGTGGGAGCAAAGTTAGGTGAAAACGTTGGGTTCACTGTTGGTATTGATGCTAAACTAGGAGTAAAAGGTGTCGAGAAGGGTGATTTCTTTAATGCATTCATTCTCTGTGCAATACTAGCTAGTGTAGCGTCATTAAATGCAAGAGTTGGTTTGTTCGGATCTTCTTTCAAACCCATTTGCACTGCTGTTTGAGTTAAAGCTGGATTGTTTACTATGGCAGCTTGAATTGCAGGGTCTTGACCAAGACTTGGGTTCATTGCTAAAGCAGTTTGAGCTGCTCCAAAACTAGGTGAGTTAGGATTGGCGAGAGCGGCTTCAAGAGCTTGATTAGAAAAAGGTGTGCCTTTTGATAAAAGCCCCACACCAAAACCAACCTGTTCACCCTCATCTCCATACGTTACCGGGTTTTTGTCCTTATCTACTAAACCAGTTACACTTGCACCTCCACCACCGGTATCCGGGGTTGACAGTCCCCCTGGACCGGCTACACCCACATTAGGAGAAGTGCTCATCATGCCACTCTGGCTTATACCTTTTAAACCACCCTTATCACTTTTGTTGCCACCTTGGTTGCCACCATTTGAACTACTTGAACCACTACTTGAACTACCACTTGGGCCACCGTGGTGACCTCTATAGCTTCTTATACCTGCTTTTGTCATCTCACCAGAGGCACCTTTTGACTTTAATAGATTAGCTTCTGCTGGTGTTATAAAAGCGAGCTGGTGTCCTTTGGGAGCAGCTTTATTTAATTTTTTTCTAGCTTGTTCATAGGATATTTTTTTGTCAACAGCCATTATTCTTCCTCTACTACGGCTGCTTTCATGTCTTTTACCCCTGCTTTTGCAAGTGAAACAGCAGCTCTAAGCTTCTGGTGTTTGTCATTTTCATCGATTTTTTGCTCTGCAATATCCTTGTTTTGTATCAATCTGAGCCTGTCAATCTCGCTTCTTTCCTCGTCTGCATCGCGTTTTCTTTGCTCTTCTCGTGCTCTAATTTGCACTTCATCAGCTTTTAAACGCAATAATGGGTCGTTATCAATCTGGTTTAGCACCTTTTTCTCCTCTTCTAGGTACTCTGCAGTGGTTTCAGCTATCAAAACAGACTTTCTAGACTCAATTTTCTCTGTAATTGACTTAACTTGCTGTTGCATGGCCATTATTTGTGGGTTTTGTTGCATCATTTGTGGATTTTGAGCCCCCATTTGTTGCATTTGCATCGCCATTTGCTGAATTTGTGCCAATTCTTCCTTATATTCAAGCTGAACTTGCTCTTGAGCCATCAAACTTATGTGTTCTAGTATGTTTTTTTGCACTGCAACTAAAATTGGTGGGTTTGTTCGTGCGATTTGTGTGCCCATAAACGATAAATGCGCTTTCATGTGTGCTGTATGGTCTTGTCCAGGGAATGCCTTGAAAGGTTTTTGTGATAAAGCCATCATGTGCTCAACACTTGGGTCCATTGGAGCTGCCGGTTGTGGTGGTGGTAGTAGAGAATCTATATTTTTTACACCCAACGCTTCGTACATGTCACGATACGCATTGTACAAGTTGTGCATCTTTGGATTTGACATAGCCATTTGTAATTGTGTTTGTGCCATTGTCAGTCTTTGTGTTTGTGAGAATATGTTTGGATCTGCAACAGGTATGATATCCACTCTTGCATCAAAGTCTGTTTGTTTAATCTGTCTCTGTCCACCCACAACATCGTATGGATAAACAGGTGGTAGATAGATTGCAAAGACTTCACCAATAAGCATGAACTCTTTTTTCATCGCTGCATATAATCTTTTGTGTATTGCAGACATAACCCGCGAGCCACGTTCCAACAATGCAACAGTCGTGCCTACTGCAGCGCTTTGATTGCCGTCACCGACTTGCATGTCAGCTATGCTTGCAAAACGTTGTCCTGCATTGACAACAACACCCATAAGTTGAAGAAGCGTGTTGTCTGGACCTTTGTAAGGTAACATTTGGAACGCACCTTGAAGAGTTCCACCAGGGGCATCTACATCACGAAACTCACCCGGCTGCAACGGTTGAGCTTCATCACGAACTCTGATGCCTCGCATCTTGAATCCGGCTGGTAAATTAGACAAGGTTCCGGCGTCTAAGAGTTGTCTTAGAGCGGCTGTAGCAGTTCTTGATAAACCACCGATCATATGAATTAAACCAAATCCATAGAAGCCTAGTCCTGGTAGGAATTTAAAGTGAACGAAATAATCTTTTCGTTTTCTTAGTGGATCACCATCCACAAAGTTTTTTCTAATTGATAAAACCTCAGAGCTGCTTTCTTCAATGGTAACTATGTATGGAAGCTTGATACCTGTAGGCTCTCCATCAGCACCCATGTCTTGAAAACCGTCTAAGTCTAAATCAACATGACACTCCAACAGTGTGAATATTTCATCTTTGTTTGTGGTTGATACACCACCTAAATCTTGTTTCTCTTCTGTAATTTCATCTTCATGATAAGCAGGTGTGCCTAACTCTACGTCTTTATAAAAACCACCGACTTGTAGTTTTCTAAGTTCGTTGGCGTTCATTTTAATTACATGTATGATTGCCTCTGCATCATCTAATGATGATGAGTTATAAGGCACGACCAAATCCTCTGCAGGCACAAACTTGGATACACATCTGCCCATCGCTTGGTCGTAGTAAACTTTTTTAAATGTAGAACCAGCAAGTGGTAAGTTAAATAACATTTGGTCAAACTCAGGTTCGTATTCTGGCATCTCACACATAAGTTGATAATTCATAAATTCTTTTACACGCTCTGCTTGGTCTTCTTTTTCTTTTGTATGTTTACCCATAATGCGTGTTCTAACTGGTCCGTTTGCAGGTAATAATTCTTTGTATGCTAGTGCTTGAAACTGTGTGACAGCCTCAGCCAATACTGGATGTGTTGCACCACTTGCACCTTGAAATGGCTCTGTTCTGTCTTCGTATTTAAAACCAAGTAGGTCTAATCCTTTGATGTATGATTGCTCCCAATCATCTCTTGATGATTTATATTCTTGATAGTCACCAATTAAATCTGAAGCTAGTGGATCTAAGATGTCATCTTCTAATAATTCAGCTAAGTTTGCGTTGGGGTCACCAACTTCCATTGCCATTGCAGCAGGATCAAAATCTATCTCTACTCCGCCGTCTTCTGTTGGTTTAACTTCTATTGGTGGTTTTTGTTCCGCCAATGGTACTTCTAGTGCCGCTGCATCTGGTTCAACAACCATTTTTGATCGTGTTGGTTTTTTAGGTGCCTCGAATAATCCTTTGTCTATTGCCATTATTTTCTCCTCTTAAATAAACTGCCAACGCCTACTGCGCCACCGTTTGCAAACTGTTTGTGATAACCGTCTCGATAAAGAGCCTCTATAACATCATCAGGAACATCTTCTGGTTCTATCCCCATGTTGTATGCAAAGTCCACTCTAATTTTTTCTTTGTCAATTTCTTTCATCATTTGAGATTGTGTTCTACCTTTGTATCTAGGGTCATCCATAAACATTTGTTCAATCTCATCGATGGTTCTTTTGTCTTTTGGTGTATCTATTCGTCTTGTTAAGTCTGTGCCCTCGTCTCTAATTACGTTTTGCATTTGTTTTACGTCACCTATTTTGTCCGGTGCTTTCATTCCCATCTTTGCAAAATATTTTCCTAAACCTGTAAACAGGCCACTCATTGCGTGTATCCTACCACCTTCTGCTTTCTTTGTTGGTTTTGGATTTGGCATGTATTTTATAAGAGGTATGACTTTATCGTCTTGAACCATTTGCATTAACTCATCAATACTTTTTCCAAAGTTTTCAGGATCCATCATTAACTGTTCTACTTTTTCTAAATCAACATCTTTTTGTTTAAGAGCTTTTTCTGCTCTTGCTATTCCTGACATAAGGTCATCGTCCGTAGAAAATTTTGTAAATTCTAGATCATCTCTTGTGCCTAGTGGTGTTTTTATTTGTCCTTGATCTATTCCTTTTTTGATGGCATCTAAACCTGACTCTCCTGATCTACCAAACGGTAACATCTCATCTTCGGCCATTTCGTCGTATATACTTCTAGGTCTGGTCATGGCGGCTCCCCCTCCTTCAATCACATCTTCTAAAAGTTCATCACTTGCACCCATTTGTATTTTAGATTGTAGATAAGCTTGCAGTGTTACGTCATCATCCATTCTCATTCTTTTTGGGTCATTGGGTAGGTAGGCTTCGTTTGCCCTGTTGATTATAGACTGTCTAGCCGCTTCAGGTGATGTGCCTGCTCTGTTTGCTAAGTCTTGAATTATGTCATCAACTGAACTGTCTTTTGTAATTTCTAAAACCTGAGCGCCTCTTCTAGGTTCACCCACATCAGTAAGTTGTCTTTCTATTCTTTTTAAAACTTCCAACTGCTCATCTATTCTATCTATGTCCCGCTGAACCACTTGTGACGCATCTTGTAGCGCTTGAGTTATTTCAGCTTTTGTTGCTGGTGGAATTTTTTTATCAGACGATGTAACTGTTTTTCTAAGTAGATTAGTTACAAATTTTAAAAACTCTTGTAAAGCTTTGCTCATTAATAATACGTCCTTTGCTGGTGGGATACAGGCTCATCTTCATAGTCTTCTGGATGTTCCACAAAGCCACCTTGTCTAAATCTCATTACGGCTTGAGTCATGCTATCTACCAGGTCATCGTGTTCACCTAGTGGAAATGCAGCGCACTCCTCTATAACCTCTTCAGCAAACTTACGGTTTGGATACCAAACCATGCCCGCCTCGAATATTGGCGCAACAGCGTTTACTCTAGTATGTTTATCATTTCCACGACTAGGTGTAAAGTTAATAACCGGTATGCCCATCTGCCTAAGTTCGTATGTAAGCGGGAGCCCCGATGCTTTGGCCTCGACTATAACGGTTTCTGGCTGCCAGTAATCGTATTGTTCCTTAGCCACTCTGCGTAGTTCGGGGAACTCGTATCGGTCTTTTACGACGTCAAGAAGTATAATATTAGCCTCACCTTCTTCGTTTGGATAGAATATACCCCAGGTTGTAATAGCAGAATAGTCTGATGTTTCTTTCTTCATGAAAGCTGTATCGTAGGATTGTATGACATGTGCAAGAGGTGGTAGCGTGTCTTTTGGCCATTCTTTCCACCACTCACGTTTTATAATACTACCTTCTTCTGCAGTTGGGTTTTGTTGATATTGTGCATTCCATTTACCGATTGCAACAGATGCTTTGACTGATTCTAGTTCCTCTAGTTTCCAATACTCTGGCCACACAGGTTTGCCTGATGGCAAGATAGCAGGAAACTCAATCACCTCCCATTGATCTGCCTTTGGTTCTTTTTGTGCACGTTGTAGTTTACCTGTTAGGTCTGCTACATTCCATCGTGTCATAACTAAAATAATTCTACCACCTGGTTGAAGCCTTTGCCGCGGTCCACTTGTATACCATTCGTAAACGCGATCCCTTCCTCCATT